CGCCATTATCGTGAACCCACAGGTCCACTCTACTGCCTTCGTAACGTCAAGGCGAACCCCACCAGATATGGTATCCATTGATTGATAAAAGGACTGGTGGATAGGAACACCGCCGGATAAACTCATTCCACAGTCAGCGATCGCGCCACAATAGGCGCGACCACATTGGCCCTGGTCGAGTCGCAACACGGTGTTTGTATCTTTGGCAATGAACGAGGGGTAATTCCGCACACTCACCCATTTGTCTCCTCCATAGACAACATGGGTCTGACAGAACTCCATTTCCTCAAACACGGTGGTCGGTTTCTCTAACTTCATCTCAAACCCGAAGTCAAGAAACCAAGCTTCAATTGATGTTTCCAGTTTGCTGACGTCTTCAGCGGGTACAAAGAACACACAGTCATCTCCATTGTTAGCCAACTCGCCCCTAATCCCCAACTCCTGGAACCAGAGGTATACCATAGTACACATTAGCAAACAATTTCCTAAACCGGTGTTCATATCACCACTCATCCTGCAACCGTCGGTGCAATACTTGACGAACCCATCGCGCATACAGCCCACTCCTTCATTCACCAACTGCCATTGTAGCAGTCGGGCAAGTTCAGTGTGTCCGTACTTTGCAAACGCGAGATACACCATGTGCTCGAACATCAGTGCGGCTTTACTCACATGCTGATCGAACCGACTCGCGTCAGCGCCGACCATCACGCAAGAACCGTACCGAGATCGCACTCGGGTGTACTTGGCTCTCAACTGGTGCCCAGATTGTTGGGCATTGTAACCTTTAATCACCGTTACTTCACCCCAAAGCCTATTTAGCGCTTTGAAGACATGTTTTTCCATGGGTTTTAACCATCTGCCCACTGAAATATTATACCGCGGATGACGCGGTTGTATAATCCGTGGGTCTTTACCGTCCAGCATTCGCTCCACTTTGACAAAAGCACGTATTTTAGAATCGGCCTTGGTTAGGGGCCGAGTGCGAAGCGAAATCCTAGCCTGGTCATATATTGTGCGTCTACGGCCCGAATAACAATCGACGAATTGCTCCATCGAGATCGGGGCGATAGTCCCACACAATTTGACAAGCTTCCTACCAACCAAGTTCCATAGTCGGTCGAAAGCCCCGGGTGTTGGCAATGGACACTTACGAAGTTGACCTTCAGCATCCTTCACACAAAACACCCGAGTAACAAGGGCGGTAATGAGGTTATTTGTTGTTTGGTTGGGGAATTTATAGGTATCCCCCGCCAGCCCCCCCAACCGGAAGCTATGACGGGAGATTGGATGCGGTCGCATCTTCCTGACAACGTGTGTAAAATGCAGGGGCAACCGACCATCTGCAAGTGATATTCCGCCAGCTAACTTGAACCAGGGGTGGTGCCGATTCACCTCTCC